CGAAAACCAGTGTGGCCTCAATACACTAATATACTTCACTGTACGTTCGCTTTTATAGCGGTTCTGCACATATGTGAGTCTGTTTGTGTGTTTAGTCTAGCCTGGTATATCGTTTTCTTTACTGTTGTTGGAGTTTGCAGTTTAATGTTGGTGCCTATTTATGTTTTTGTAGCTTTGTTGTATTGCTTGTTGCGATGCTGCTTGCGGAAAAGGGCTTCACGCCCGGAAACCGTTTTGGCTAATTCGTCTGCTTGTAATACGGCTCGTGTTGCATCTTCCACCGTTGTTTTTGTTAACGATATTGGCACAGTAGTTGGCCTTGGTACGTGTTTTGCAGATGGCTTAGCCTTATGCAGTGCACACCAGGTCCTTACTTGGCCTACCGCTAGCGTAACCACGCGTGATTTATGGAAACGTGGCCCTGGGTTGAACCAGACGAAGTTTGAGTTAGTAGCGTGCTTGGAAGGTTATGACCTGGCGGTAGTCAAGGTCCCACGCGGTTGTCGTCGCATGAAGTTAAAGGCAGCTGTGCCCGGCTCATCTATAATGATGCAGGGTGCAGCAGCCGTGATATCTGTCGACTCCGTGTGGGAGCATGTTACGCCTGGTTTACTTCAGAAAATAAGTTCGTCTAAGTATGGACCGCTTATCAGTCATACCACTTCCACAAGGAGTGGTTTCTCTGGTGGCGGCCTTTTTCATGGAATGACTTTAATTGGCGTGCATGTTCGTGGAAATGATTCTATCAATTATGCTTTAGCTCTTACTGACGATATCATCTCAAAGATCTATGCCGTGGCAGGCGTAGTTCGTGAGAAGTTTGAGTCACCTGAGTTAGAGGAGTATTGGAAGACGTTGCCAGGTTCGCACGGCTTTGGTTTTGAGGATTTGTACAATTACCGCGACCCAACTGATCCCTCAGGTTCGGATTATGTTGATGTTTTGTATGGAGCTGGAGGCTCGCGTATAGAGTTTCGCCCAGAAATAGGTGAAATGCTGTACGTGCCCGGTGACGATGCAGAATTCACGTATGAAATAACTTCAAAGAAAGAGTTGCAAAACCTTCTCTATAGTGGTGTGTTCAAGTCGAAAGCGGCTGGTCATAATCCCGGGCTAGACCCCAAGGATTTTAACAAGTCTGCTCGAGACGCTGCTACGCGCCCTAGAAGGAAAGGTCCAGTCGCGGAGAAAAAAACTTTTATACACAAAGGAAAAGGCACTGGTAAACAATCAGGAGTCAAACAGAAACGGTTAAATGACCTTCGCGGTCCTAGCGGTCAGAAGTTTGGCAAACCGAAAACAGTGCTTGAACCAGGTATGATTAACTTGTGTAGTGACGATGAGTTTGATGGCGATGGCCTAGTAGATGAGGAAAAACAAGAAGAGATTCAAGTGATTCCGGGTTTTACGTGGCTAGCGCCTGCTCCTTCGCGTTACTACATAGACATAGCGACCTATGACCGTGAATGGTTGAGCAATCCGCTTAGTGATGAGGAAAATCAAAAGTATGGAATTCCAGCTCGTATGGATTCCCACACTGAGATCACCTCAATATTAGCAAATCGCGCTCCCAAGAACGTGTGGGCAGGTTTTGAAAAATGGAAGCCTCTGCTTCGGCAGGTAATTCCAAATATGTTTCGTAGTGTTCACTCTCCTGCAGCTACTTTAAGTGTGGAGGATGCGTGGGAAAGCATTTTTACGGATAAACTCGGCGATCGTTTCGCTGGGTTTGAGTTCGCTAATTATGCCCCCTGCGGCAACCCCCACAAACTTAAGGATGATGTTAGAAAGTGTGCCCAATGTAAGTTAATCGTCTTTAATTCGGTGGAAGCTGTAATGTCGGGAGATTATGTTTTAACGCATGATGTCACGGATTTGCAGTCCAAGCCGGTTAAACTCAATGTCGTATTCGACGTGTTTCTGAAGAAGGAATGGCTTAAGGTCAGTAAACTTGAACAGGGGCGCGTTCGTAGTATTTGGGCTGGTATGCTTGTGCTTAGTGTATGTCAAAGAATGGTTTATCGTCCTCTGATTAAACAGATGATGAAACAACAAGCAATGACCCCAATTCGTGTTGGCATGGCTCCCGTTCGTGGGAACCTAGTCGATATGTTTCATGGTCTTGCTCGCTGTTTCACTTTCCGTGGTGATTATGAGGCTATGGATTTAACGATGCCGGAAGAAATTATACGGTTCGACTATGAAATGGCAGACACTATGTCCTATGAGGGGTTAACCTGCAGCGATAGCAAGTTAGCCAATCTGCGCAAGTTTATATCTGATGTGGTTGCTGGGCCGAAAAGAGTCCGGTTGGGAACAGGTTTGTATTTAGCTGACATTGGTGGAAGAAATCCGTCGGGTCACGATCTAACGACTTATGTGAATAGTATGACTAATCTCATTGAGACGATA